AACTTCATGAAGAGGTCGATCATCTTAAGGAGTTCGTCCATGTGGCTGTCGATTGCCACGTTGCGAACTGCCGGGAATTTTGCCTCAACACCCATACCTTCACGGTACCAAATTTTATACGCCGAGGTGCTCGTGAGATCCTGATCCGGACGCAAAAGATCCGTATTCAACTCAAGGTTGGGACCGCAGACAACAGATGCGTTGTCCAAAAGCATACGAGTCGAAGCCGCAATCGACATCTGCGAATCACGCATAATGTTCGGCAAACCGTTACCGACCGGGCTGGTATCGTCCTCGTCAAACAGGAACGTGTGAATCGTTTTTACATCCACGCCGAGCTTTCGCCACGGATTGATATCCGCCTTAATGACATTGCCGTCGATCAGCCAGATCTCAGCTTCGATGTCATCGGCCATCTTATCTTCAGGCACATCCACGCCGGCCATCGTCAGCATCTGACCCGAGACCGGGCCATTCCAGACGATTACTTCGTACTTCTGGGTTTCAGTCTTCATCTCGTTGACGTTGACTTTAACACCGAGAGCGCGAAGTTCTGTCTCGAACGGTTGCGCCCGATAGTTGCCCACCGGGTTACGCTTCAGGTACGTTTTGACCTGATCTGCAAAGAAGTCCGGCCGGTTGGCCAGTGCTCGAACTTGCGAACGCGACATAACGATACGGATAAAGTAGCCGTCCATCTGCGCGAATGTTTTCGCCGACATATCCGGATAGAAGTCCCAAACAGGGAGAAACTCGTACATCGGCTTATAGGTTGTCTGCGGAATTGGCGCAGGCATCTGCGTCGTCGGATCGATTGCCCACTTCACAGATGTAACCGGACGCGCGAACGGGCCACGCATAACGCCGAGGCCGTAAAGTATACCACTCTGTGCTACCTTTCGGTTGAGCGTCACGTAATCCTGGGTCTGGTCGCCACCGATTTCCTGGAGTTGGTCATCGAGGAAAATTGCCAATTTCGCAGCACGTTCGTCGGCAAGCTCTTGGGTCGCCGAGGCAATCACGTCGTCAGTCAGCTGGACATCAAGACCGGACTCCTGTTGGCGCTGCATAAATTTCTGCAGAGCTTCCATCACATCTTGCGGGTCCATGTCAGGTGATGGAGATGCGCGCAGTTCCCAGTTGCGTTCGTTGCCTGGGAACATCAAATTCATGATACGGCTGAGAACCGAGATGACCTTCACACGGGTGAGACGTGGGTAAGCCTTCGACCGGTTAGCCGAGAGTTCCTTTTCAATCTCAGGGTCGTAGATCCCGAGATACTGGCGAAGATTGCGAAGCCATTTAAGTTCCGCGATGCGCCGATCCGACACATACTGGTTAAAGAGTTGTGAGAAGTTATTACCGAGCTGGCGCAAATTGTCCGAGCTGATTGTTCTTACGGGAGCGTCTTGAGACGGCTCAATCGTTACACTCGGTGGATCAAGTTCAGCGTTCGCAGTTGCAATGGCCATGTGTCTTCTCACCTAAAGTGGTAGGTGCCACCGAACTGTCTCGGAGGCGTGAATTTCTTTACTGCGCCGGAATATCGCATTTCTCTGTCCGTTTGTCGATGGAAGTACCCACAGAGGTATCCAAACGCATCACCCGGGTGGCTGTACGCATTCTTTTCCGGTTCCGGTTTAGGCACGTCACGTTTGTTGTCCATGACATAACGCCAGCCGCCTTTCAAGGCACGTACCAAAATGGGGCACTGCTTAGCGTCTATTAGCAAGGCAGCACCCTGATCGGTGAGCCGTGTCGTAAAGTGATCGATGGGATCAAGTCGGTTCCCAAGCTTGTTGTTCAGGAACTTGTTTACCGGATAGTGCTTACGGAAGACATCTACCACCGACTTCTCATCGGATTGCGCTCGATTGAACGCCGCCGGATCTGGGGCAATCATAACCTTTGCGTCCGGGAACCGGTTTCTAATATATGGCCGCAACCGCTCGTTAATCAGTCGTTCAGCACCAAATCCGGACTGGACCAGCTCGCCAAGAATCAAAAGCCGTCCATGCAGATCCATCTGCCCAAAGATCATGGCAGATCCGGCAAGGCCCGGGTCCATGCCGATAACTAACTCTAAGTTCGGATTAAAGTTTAAAGGTCTATGGGATAGGTGCAGGTCAGCTCGAAACGTCGGAACGACCGGCTTGCCGGCAGCCGAATATCCCCATTCTGCTTCAAGAAACTGCTTGATCCACGCTTCGGACTTACCTTTAGCCTGGTTCGTATAATACCCCTGACCGCCTGGCAGATTCTCAATATTCTCAGCTTTAGCGCTGAAACCGGACGGTTGTACAAAATACTTACCGTTCTCTGGCAGGTTGTTATGCAGATACTCGTACCACCAGTTGTCTTCTGTATCCGGGTTCGATGATCCCCACATTCCCCAGTTCGTCGCCCCGCCATCCTTGGCAGACGGGTAACGACCAAGACGTGCTGACAGAGCGTCCACGATTTCTCGCGGCACCTGCACAAATTCGTCGATGATAGCGAACGTTACTTCAAGTGAGAGCACCCGGGCAACGTCGTCGGCCGTATCGAGCGGCCGGAACAGAACCTCGCACTCCACGTCGTTGAACCTGAGAACGAACTTGTTTTCTGTCGCCCGCCATGTACCGGCCTGGCCATCCTTAAACCAATAGTTCCACGAGCTGAGCGTGGTATCGCGCAACTGAGGCAGGGTATTACGGACGATCACCGCACGAGTACGCCGAATCCCGTCCGGGGACGGCTTCTGCAACTGCGCCATGTGGACAAGTTTAAAGAAGATCCCGGTGGTTTTACCAGAACCAACTGGCCCAACAATCCAATCGTAAAACAGCTCACCTGGGCGATAGTCCTTTATGAAGTTCTTAATCGTCTCGGGCGGTGTGTAATTGATCGCGTCCCCCATAGAGGAGCCTACCTTTTCTTTTTACGCGGGTTCTTTTTAGGTTTCCGAAATACCGGTTTGGGTGCCGGCATCCCCCGCCCGCCAGGCACCGCCGGTGCAATGGAGTCATACGTAGTCATACCGCTCGCTGGTGCTGGAGCACCACCACCTTCATCTGCCATTGTCCATCCTATCTACCCAATATCCTTTTGGCATCCTGTTTTGTGCTTGCTGCTTTGTAGTAGCCCAACGCACATTACCCGGTTCATAGTGACCCAAAGTGTCAATCCTGTCGAGAGAACAACCGTCAGGCCTCGGACCTAACTCTACATAAAATTGTTCAAACGACTCGAATCTAAACTCCACGTCTTTATATGCTGGATGGTGTTTTTCGCCTAATCGACAACGTCGCTGAGCTTTATAGTAACTTGCCCTCGCACTCAGTCGATCAGGATCATTTTTAACACCCGTTCCCTTTTTCGGTTTAGATTTGACGTTGTAAGGATCTTTGTTTCTGCATGGCTTACACCAAAGCGGTTGCCTCAACCTATCCGCTTTTCTTACAACATCGCCTCTAGCTAATCTTGACTGACCACATTGTGGGCATGTTACTGGAACCTTCAAATTTCCGTTCGGCATCTAACTCTCCTAAACCTAAGGAAAGCATAACACCAATTGGTATGATTGTCCACTTAACTTTGTCTGCCCAATATGCCGCTGACATTTTACCCTTAGCGATGTTCGCCCCGTGCCTTGCTTTAAACGCCTCGCGACGTTTACGATACGATGCGCTCTCGCCTTCTTTCTTGGGGGAACCTGAAACACCTTGCTGACCGAATCGGATCAGTTTGGTTTTATCACCAGACTTTGCCAGAACAGCATGAGATTTCGTCGGATGGCCAGGCGTCCGCTTCGGCTTATTGTACCCGGAGAACTTTTCCTTACCGGATGACAGCATCCCATGTTTCGTCTCGGCCATGACTTACCCCAAGTTGATGTTGATCTGAAGAGCGTTCTGCGGAGTATTGTTCGGTTTGTTCTCTTCTACAAGCCCTGCGGCCTTGATTGTGAACTTCAACAAATCCGCTTTGACCGATGGCGGGACTTCTTCGCTCGACGCGTGGATCATCTTCCAGCTGGTCTTCAACAGTTCTTCCGACTGGAGCCGGGCCTTCATCTTGAAACTCATACCCTCTTTCTTGAGGGCTTCAACTGCCGCTGCTACATCAGCGACAAAAGCAGGATTATGACGCAACCTGTTCCAATCATCTCGGTCCAGACCATAAGACTTGCAAATTTCTTCAATGGATGACTCCTTCATAGCCACTTCGATTGGAAGTGTCGGTGGGTATCCAAGTTCGGCCGGATCGTCCGGATGATAGAGTTCGAGGCTGCTCACTTCTTGGCCTTATCCATCTTGTCTTTTGCCGGTTTCATCTTACCGGACTTCTGCAACGACGATGTTGCAATCGCGTACGCCTTAGCCTTTGGCATACCTTTACCCTGGAGTTTACCGACCAGATCTTCGAGAGCTTTAGGCATGTGACCTCACTTCTTGGGTTTTGGCATTCCAAATGCAGTCTTAGCTGACTCTTTAAACGCCTTGTCAGTCGGAGCGCCTTTAGACCCAGGCTTGCGCATCTTCTCACCGGAACCGGCTTTGATACGCTCACGCTTCGCATGGATGTTGTCGTACAGACCCTTCATCGCGCACCTCTCTACCAGATGTAGTTAATATAGTGTGACGAAGCACAAGATGTCAAACGCAAGGTTAAAGCAGGGGAACGGGCGGCGCCACCCTTTTTAGAATCCGGGTTTCCAAGGTTGCGACAGCATTTTTTTCTGTCTTCCCGACCTCGCTTGGGTGCGCCCGTAGGCCATATCCAAGCCGTGCAACGATTCTACCCCTCAAACTCGGTTTAGTTTAAGCGGAGGTGTTTTGCAATTTTTTTTCTGAAAAATTTTTTAGTTTTGGCTGCCGTACATTTCACAGATTTTAGGCGTAAAATAATTCTGAAATTTTTTGAAAAAATATATGAGCGACCATGAATAGGGTCCAGGGGCTAACGGCCTAAACCCCTTGGGGGGTTGTTTCAGGGTCAAAGAATTCTTTCGGGGGGGTCGGACGATCTTACGTTACGGATGCCGTAACAGTTACGGATGCCGCAAGGGGCTGTGGATAACTTCTGTTAACAAGTTAACAGGTTCAATTTTTTGCTTGCAATGAATTCCCGCAAGGCCTATAAACAAGGGGTCGGGGCAATGGTGCACCCGCTCAATTCGTAAAGGAATATACCATGACAAAGTTTAACGTTGCTTCAATCGCGCAAAAGATCGGTTCATCTGATAAAGAGACAGAATTGCATTATGCGGCGATTGTCGAATTTTTGAAGGCTAACCCGAAATCCGAAAAAGAAATTCAGGCGGATTTTATGGCGGGTTATATTTCCGGCAAGCTTGCTGTTAGCATGGACTATGGCCGCGCAATCCTTGTGAAGGCTGGTAAAGATACAAAATCAAATGAGCGCCGCACTATGGTCGAGCATAACGCGTGGAATACAGCGAAACAACTTTTTGCGCGCTTGCGTGATCGGGCGGGCTTGAAGGACGAGGCTAAATCGGCCGCGAAAAAGGAAAGCGCGAAGGCCAAGGCCGAACCCGTCGAAAAGGCCGCCAAGCCGGAAAGTTCAATTCCGGTTTATAAAAATGCGGCCGATTTAAACCAAACGGCTCTAGCCATGCTATCCAAACTTGCGGCCGATTATGACGCCAATGCAGGCTTGGTCAAAAAGGATGAAACAGCGCAATTCGCGGCACGCGTGATCCGCGCGGCTCGGGACGAACTCAAAGCAAAACTGAAATAATCTGTTAACAGGTTAACAGGGGGCGGCCTTCGGGTCGCCCTTTTTTTGTGCCCGCGAAAAATCCGCGTAGTAGTAAACGGCGTAGTAGTTTACACAT